TTGGCATTAGTACCGCAAAGGGATGCTAGTTCAGTTGCTAGCAGGGCCCATAAGGATACTAGGCTTTTCATGCGTGCCCCTTCCAAAGGGTTACTGCATCCTAGCCTAATGTACCCCCGTTAGGGGTGATCAGTTCTCGCGACCAACCAGCTTAGCTGCGTTGGTACTGGCCTTGAGCCAGTCTGCGATAGCGATCAGCTGTGCAGCGAGCTCCGCAGCGGTGTAACCCACCGTCGGAGAATCGATGTACACGCCGACACTAGTGCTGACCGGAATACTCCGATCAGACGCGAACGGATCAGTGATGACCTTGCTGTTCACAAGCACAACCTGCGAACGGTTGCGCTTACCCACGTTGTGGGTGACAGTAAGCTCGTACTCGCCCGTGTCCATGCGAAACTTGCCGGAGTTCAGAGAACTACCGACACGTGGCAGGGACTTTGCTACCGTGGAAACGGTAACGGACAGAGGATCAGCGTACATTAGGACTCCTTGATTGGGACGATTAGAGATTAATCGTCATGGTTGGAAAACCACTGTCTTGACCTCTCTCGATGTATGGAGAGGGAGCACAGCAGCCGGTTTTATCGTCGGGTAGTGATACCCAACGCTGCAAGGATGGAGATCTGACGGTTAGTCAGATCCCCAACACTGCCGAAACCAAAGTATGGCGCAGCCCGAAACCTCTTCTTGGTTTCGGTCACCTGAGTTGTCTCCTCGCCTCCAGACCAGTACGGAATCTTCTTCGTACTGTGAAGGACGACACCCGGTCGTACGACCGTGGTGACCTTACGGTGGTGACTCATCATGAATGCGTCATGCAACACCAGACCGTCAGCAATAGTTGCGGATGTGGTAGCGATGATATCGCCCACATTGGTGAACCAATCGACGGCCCATGACCACGGAGCCAAATTCCACACGACCTCGGGCGTAAGCTCGGTGCCGAGTAGAAGATCAGCGTACTTAGCATATTCGCTATTACGTTGGGTCAAAGCGGGAGCGAAGAAAGTATGATACTTACCTTCGAACCAGCTTTTCTTGAATCGCGTCTGAGTAACATAGGCGCGACCAGGATCTCCAACAGAATTGCCAGTAGCCCAATCACGGGTTACTACGTTATTCTCTGAAGTGACCGTCTCCGTATCAACTGGGAAGGAATATCCCACTTTGAGAACTTCAACTTTTGAGAGGTCTTTCGACTTCTTCATGACGTTCTCATAGTCCCTCACCTGCTTGGCGTATGCTTGGATGTCTGCTATGATAGGCAGAAAACCAAACTGCACCGAGAGATGAGCGCCAGCAAGCGCTTTTAGCGTTTCCTTGCGCCATGACTCCACTCTGGGTAAGAGCGGAATCCCGTCAGCATAGATCTCACCTGCAGAGGTAAGAATCGATGTTGCCGGGGGGTTAGGGCGTGATCTACCGATTGCCGTAGCGCCGAGAGCCTTGACTTGTGAGTCAGTGCTCGCGTCGCCAGAAAGCAATGAGGACCCACTGATAAACGTGGGAACTCCGATGTTACTACTCAAACCAGAGCCGCCGGGATGTATCCCGTGACCTGATTTGTAGTATGTAAAGTTGCGAAGAATGAGTAGGGGACCGTTGGTCACGTACTCAATCGACTCAGCTCCGCCACCTCTGGTGACGGCACCGTGGGTAAGACCCGGGATAATTCTTGACCGTCGTTCGACCATGATTCCTCCTTATAAGGAGAATAGGCCGAACGGCGAGAATCTCCCATTCCTTTGGTTACTAGTGCCGGGGGG